AGCAATCAAGGTCTTTCCCGCCAAATAAGTTTAGTAATTTACCAAACCGTAATTGGGTGTATACCCGAAAAAATTCGGAACCCTCTATATCTTTCCTATAAACACGTGACATTACCTCCTGAAAGGGGGCGATTATGACTGGAGTTAAGGGCCGCACTGGTCCGATGCCAAAGCGATCTTCCGAGAAGATGGGGCACCGCACCAAGGCCGAACTTGCGTCGATCGACAAGGTGGAACTCAGCGGCTTCGTTACTCAGCCCCCGACCCAGAAGCACTGGCACCCGATCGCCGCCAACTGGTACGAGTCCCTCGCCATTTCCGGACAGTCCATTTGGTACGAGCCGAGCGACTGGGCCGCGGCCCAGTACCTCGCCGAAGCGATGACGCGGAACCTCGAAGCCTACAAGTTCTCCTCGCAGCTTTTCGGCGCCGCGTGGCAGGCCATGAACGACCTCATGACCACCGAGGGTTCTCGCCGCCGGCTGCGCCTGGAACTGGAGCGCGCCGGCCAGCAGAACAACGCCGAGGCCGAGCGTGCCAAGGGGATCAACGCGTACCGAAACCGGATCGCGTAATGACTCTCTTCTCGTGGGCCGTCCTGCTTGCCGGCCTTGGCGGCGTCGTGCTGTCTGCTGGCGTCTTGGCGCCGGCCAGACCCTTCCGCGCCGCCGCGGTCGCCTCCCTGGTGCTGTTCACTGCCACGGTCGTCCTGGTACTCGTGGGCGCTCTGTAGCCATGCTCAACGAGGCGGAGCTTGCGCGGATCGGCCAGTGGCTCCAGGCGATGGTTGAGGACTCGTCGTCGCCGCTCACGCCGGAGCAGGTGAGCCTCGTCCAGGACTGCTACGTCGTCGACGAGAACGACAAGTGGACCTACCGCAATCGCGCGCTTGGGCGCATGGGCACCACGTAAGTCCATGTCCGAGCAGAAGGCGGTCGAGTACACCCCGATCGCCATCGGCCCGACGTGGAAGAAGGGTGACGACGGGAAGTTCATTCTCCCCGAGTTCTCTCTGGGCTGGGATGCGCTTGCGTGGACGGCCCAGTGGCTCCAGGCGGACGACGGTTCTCCGTGGCAGTTCACGCCGGAGCAGGCCAGGTTTGTCGTCTGGTGGTACGCCATCGATAAGCACGGCGGGTGGATTTACCGCGACGGCGTATTCCAGCGCCTTAAGGGCCACGGGAAGGATCCTTTGGCCGCCGCGTTGTCGTTGATTGAGCTGATTGGCCCGTGTCGGTTCGCTGGTTGGCGTGAGGATGGCGACCCGTTGGTGGTGCCGAATCCGTCGGCGTGGATTCAGGTCGCGGCGGTGTCGAAGGACCAGACGCGGACAACGATGAGGTTGTTCCCGTCGTTGATCACGAAGCGGGCTAAACGCGAGTACGGCATTGATATCGGCCGTGAGTTGATTTACGCGTTGGGCGGCAGCAGGGTTATTGAGGCGGTCACGTCGTCACCTCGTGCTCTCGAAGGCGGTCGCCCTTCGCTTGTGGTCAAGAATGAGACGCACCATTGGTTGGATAACAACGGTGGCCACGAGATGGCCGCGGTTATCGACCGTAATGCCGCTAAGTCGAAGGGCGGGATGTCTCGAGCTTTGTCGTTCACGAACGCGTACGAGCCCAGCGAGGAGTCGGTGGCGCAGGTGGAGCGGGAGGCGTACGAGGACATGGAGTCCGGCCGGTCGATCGCCTCCGGGATGTTGTACGACACGTTGGAGGCGCCGCCGGAGGCGCCGTTGACGGCCGAGGCTGCCCCGGCGGTGGTGCGGGCCATCCGCGGTGATTCGCATTGGCTCTCAACGGACCGCATCGTGGCGACGATTCTGGACCCCCGTAACCCGCCTTCTCGTTCGCGCCGGTTCTGGTTCAACCAGATTGTGGCGGCGGAGGATGCGTGGATTTCTCCGCAGGACTTCGAGTTGTGTAAGGCGCCGGATGGGGTGCCGCCGTTGTCGCCGAAGGACGAGATCGTCATGTTTTTCGACGGCTCGAAGTCTGATGACGCGACGGGCTTGGTTGGCTGTCGGCTGCGTGATGGCTTGGTGGTGACGTTGGGGATGTGGCAGCGTCCGCCGGGCGAGCGGGGGAAGTTGTGGACGTCGCCGCGGGCGAAGATTGACGAGACGGTCGAGCGCATGTTCGACGCCTACAGGGTGGTGGCGTTTTTCGCGGATCCGTCGCATACGTTCGATGACGAGTCGGGCGAGCGGTATTGGGACGGGTTGATCGACGAGTGGCACCGCCGGTTCGGTGGCCGGCTTGAGGTGTGGGCGGATGGCACGAATAAGACCCGCGGCCACTCCATCATGTGGGATATGGCGTCTCCGCAGCGTTCGGCGCAGTTCACTGCCGCGGTTGAGCGCTGCGCCCAGGAGATTGACGAGCACACGCTGATTCACGATGGGGACGCGCGGTTGCGGACTCATGCCCGGAACGCCCGTCGTTATCCGAATAAGTGGGGCGTGAGCATGTGGAAGGGCCACCGCGAGAGTAAGCGGAAGGTCGACTTGGCGGTGTGTATGGCCGGCGCCCGCATGGTTCGGCGGCTGGTTATCAACACGCCGAAGCGGAGCCATCAGCGGCCGGGGAAGTTGTGGTGACGTTCGTGGAGACGAAGGGAGTCGAACCCTCAACTTCTGCCTTGCAACGGCAGCGCTCTACCAATTGAGCTACGTCCCCTGTCCTTACTACTCCGTGGCGGTGTGGGCGCTACATTTGGAGCAGAACACCTTGATTGTCCCGTCCCGTTGCGGGATGCGAGATCCTTCGCTGTCGCACTTGTGGTCGTCGGCCATTAGTTCTCCTTCTCCTCGGTGTCGATGGGGAGTAGCCCTTGCCGGTAGGCGTTGGCGACGGCTTCGGTGCGGTTGCGGGCGCGGAGTCGGTACAGGATCCGCGAGACGAACGTTTTCACTGTGTTCGTCCCGAGGCCGAGTTCGTTGGCGATCTCGGTGTTTTCCCACCCGAGGGCCATAAGGGGCAGCACTTGCTCTTCCCGTTTGGTGAGTGGTGAGCCTGGCACGGCGTACCGCTTGTTCTCTATTGCTCCCACTGTGTCCGGATCCTTCCTCGCATGGCTTCCTGTGCGGCGTCGGCGTCAGTCACGTCGCGCCCAGATGCCGAGCACCTTTTTGCGCTGCTCGGCGCTCGCGTTGTTTAGCCCGTCGGTGAGCCACTTGGCCGTGCTGAACAGACCGGGGACGCTGGCGATCTCGTCGAGCTGGCTGGGATGCATGGAGAAGACCGTTTGGGACAGGTCTGCTTTGGCTGCGCAGGCGTTGCAGACGGCGATGTATTCGCCGGACGTGACGAACGGGTGCATGTTGACGGTGATGAACACGTCGCACGAGCACTTCGCGCATTGGGTGACCATGAACGGCATGGGGTCGGGGCGGCCGTCGTTGACGTAACCGCTGACCGCCATGCAGATGACGTACGGCTTCTCGTCGCCGGTCATGTTGTCTTCCGGTGGTGTCGGGCGAGACCGCTGATGACGGGCGTGATATCGGGTTTAGTCATCGCTCTGCTTCCGTCGTGCCTGGTAAAGATTCCATCGCGACTGCATGTCGAGCCAAAACAGCGCCTTGCCCCCGAGGGCGGATTCGAGACGCAACGCTGTCTGCGCGGTGATGCCTCTTTTCCCAACGATTAGCTCGCTGATCATCTGCTGGGATTTGCCCGTCGCCTTGGCGAGGTCGCGCTGGGTCATGCCTCGCGCGTCGAGTATCTGACGCAGCACCTTGCCGGGCCTTGCTGGTCGGCCGCTCTCGTCGTCAGTCATTTTGAGCCGCCTTCGCCCAGCGCCTTCATAGGGACGCTATCTATCACGAGCTGCTCCGCTTGCTGTCCGTGGCTGCCGACAGCCACGGACTCTATCACTTCATGCGATCTCCTCTGGAAGGGGGCACCATGCTGGCTCCATTCGTGTCCCTTGAGGACAAAAACATCACCGCGTTGATCTCCGAGAACCTGTTCCCGCGGTGGCGGCACGAGAACGAGCGCCTCGACATCATCGACGACTGGCTGCGGTGGAAGCACGGGAACATCCGTCTCCCGCAGTCGGCGACCCCGGAGCACAAGGTGCTGGCCGGCTTGTCGCGGGTGCCGTGGCTGTCGCTGGTCGTGTCGAGCGTCGCCCAGTGTCTCTACGTGGACGGCTTCCGGTCGTCGGTCGACACGACGGCCGTCGACGCGGACCCGTCCGTCCGGGCGGAGAGCCCGCCGTGGGAGACGTGGAACGCGAACGCGATGGATCGGCAGCAGATCGCCATCCACCGCGCCGCGCTGGGCTATGGCTACGCCTACGAGTCGATCCTGCCGGGCTTGAACGCCTTCGGTGAGCCCACCCACGCCGCCATGCGCGGGGTGTCTCCGCGTAAGGCGTTCGCCGCCTACGTGGACCCGGCGGAGGACGAGTGGCCGGAGTACGTGCTGCGTTGCGACACCCGCGGCGAAGGTAAGGGTTGGACGCTGCGGCTGTACGACTACGAGAAGGTGTGGACGTACACGCTGGACTCGGAGTCGGACAAGCCACAGTTCGTGTCGCTGGATGTCCACGAGGTCGGTGTGACGCCGTTCGTGCGGTTCGCCAACATGATGGACCTCGACGGGCGTTGCGACGGCGAGGTGGAGCCGCTCATACCGTTGGCCGGCCGGATCAACAAGACGTCGTACGACCGGCTGCTCACCCAGCATTTCTCGAGTTGGAAGATCAGGACCGCGGTCGGCCTGTCCGAACCGGACAGCCAGGAGCAGGCGAACCGCCAGAAGCTCCAGCTCCGCCAGGATGACGTACTTGTCGCCGAAGGCGAGAACGTCAAGTTCGGTTCCCTCGACGAAACCGACATCTCCCCGTTCGTCGCCGCATGGCGCTCCGACATCGAGGCGCTGGCCGCGGTCAGCCAGACACCCACCCATGCGCTGACCGGACAACTAGTCAATCTTTCAGCAGAAGCCCTCGCGGCAGCTCGCGCAGGCATGACCCAAAAAGTGTCGGAACGCCAGCGTTCCTTTGGGGCTAGCCATGTTCAGGCGCTGCGTCTGGCCGCCCAGATCGAAGGCTACATGGAGTACGCCGACGACATGATGGCTCGTGTCACGTGGCAGGACATGGAGATCCGTTCCATGTCGCAGGCCGTCGACGCCCTGGGTAAGGCCGCGACCATGTTGCACGTCCCGCTTCCCGCGCTGTGGCAGCGCATTCCCGGCGTGGAGAAGACCGATGTGGACGAGTGGGAGAAGACGCTCCGCGAGAACGGCCCGCTGGAGCAGTTGATCGCCGAGATGAACCAGCAGGGCGGCGCTGGCCAGAAGGCTGCGCCGCCGAAAGAGCCGGTCGAGTAGGTGGCGGAGACCGCTCTCCACGTTGTTGAGCGGCACCGCGTAGAACAACTGGCCATTCGGGCGCGTTTCGTCCGCGAGCTGCTCCGCTTGTGGCCGCTCATCAACGTCGCGGATCTCGACCGCACGGCGCTGGCCTGGATTCAGGCGGTGGCCGACCTGATTTTGTTGTTCCGCCGCGAATCCGCCAGCACCGCGCTGCGCTACTACTCGACGGTCCGTCGTATCGACACTGGCGAAGATCTGCCGGATATCGACCTGTACGAAAACTTCGGACTCGGTGATCCGAACCGGATCCGGACGTCTCTGCTGGTTACCGGCCCGGTCGCGTTCAAGCAGCGCATTGCGCGCGGCGTGCCCGAGCTGCGCGCCTGGGAGCTGTCCAAAGCGGACGTGGCCGGCGCCGCTTCTCGGCATGTGATGAACGGCGGCCGGGAAATGGTGATGGACACCGCCGAGAAAGACAAGGTGGCGGTGCGGTTCGCCCGGATCACCGGCGACGACCCGTGTGCGTTCTGCGCGATGCTGGCCAGCCGCGGCCCCGAATACCTCACAGAGTTTTCCGCGACGACGGTGAGAGCGGGGCGGCCCCGCGCCGGCCAGTCCTTTCACGACAGGTGCCAGTGCTCGATCCTGCCGCTTTTTGACGAGAACCCCGCAAAGGGCTGGACGGAGAGGTCTCTCCAGTTCAGCAAGTTGTGGGAGGACTCGACCAAGGGCTATTCGGGCACTGACGCCCTGAATGCGTTCCGCCGCGCTTTGGCCGCGGGGAAGCGAGAGAACACCCAGTAAGTAGCCGCGCGACCCGCGATGGGCGCGTGGAACCCGCGATGGGAAAGGAGCCGTGCCGCGATGGCCGACCCCGAGAACGACAACACAGAGAACACCGAGAACGAGGACCCCGACGACCAGAAGAACGCCGACCCCCTGAGTGACGACGGTCAGAACGAGGGCAAGCCGGCGGACGACAAGTCGAAGGACGACAAGTTCGGTGACTCTGGCCGGCGCGCGTTGGATCAGCTCCGACGGGAGAACAAGGCGACGCGTCGGGAGCTGGCGGAGAAGTCCGCGAAGCTCAAGGAAATCTCCGATAGGGACAAGTCCGAGTCGGAGCGCCTGGCCGAGGCCAAGCAAGAGGCCGATGGTCGCGCGACGAAGGCGGAAACGTCGCTCAAGAAGTTCCAGGTCGCCATGGATAGGGCGCCGGAGGGCGCGACTATCGCGCAGGTCCGTGCTGTCGCTAAGCGTCTCCATGGTGATTCCGAGGAGGAGCTTGAGTCGGACGCCGAGGAGCTTTTCGAGCTGATCAAAGCTCCGGCGCCTGAGTCTGGAAAGAAGAGTCCTGCGGGTAAGCCGCGGCCCCATTTGCGTGGCGGCGGCGACCCGGAGGAGGAACCCGAGGAGATGGACCCCAAGAAGTTGGCGGCCCTGATTCCTCGTAATCGCTGATCTATACCGCACGGCCACCTGCCACTCAGGCCGCCCGCGGTCCTGCTCGTAGACAATCTGGAGGTCTGCTGTGGCAAATACGTATATCAAGCCGGAGAAGATTGCCGCCGCGGCTCTCGGCATTCTGGAGCGGGAGATTATTCTTCCCGCTTTGGTGTGGCGTGACGCGGCCGGCGATTTCGCTGGGGCCGGTGGGGATACTATCTCCATTCGGGTTCCGGCGCGTACCGTGGCCCGCACTCGCACCCTTCGTGGCGCTCGCCCGAGCACTTCTGAGGGCGCCGGCATTATCACGATGGATAACCTGGTCGAGCAGAAGATCGATGTGACGCTCGACGAGGCTCCGTACTCCGCGATCCCGATCACGGATGAGGAATTGACGCTCGACCTCACCTCGTTTGGCCAGCAGATTCTCGGTCCGCAGGTGCGTGCCGTGGCCGAGGCCTTGGAGAACAAGATCGCCGCCGAGATGGTGGGCGCTCCGTTCGAAACCGCTCACGAACTGGTCGTGGATGTCGCTGACCCGTATAAGACTCTCGTTGATGCTCGCGTTCTCTTGAATAAGGCGAACGTGCCCATGAACGACAGGATTTGCGTGGTGGGCGCCGACTTCGAGGGCGTGTTCCTCAAGTCGGAGCACCTGGCGATGGCGGACAAGGCTGGCGACAACAACGCGCTTCGTGATGCGGCTATCGGCCGGGTCGCGGGATTCGGCCCGATCTATGTGTCGAATGCGCTTCCGGCGGACTTCGGTATCTGCTACCACCGCACTGCGTTCGTTATGTCGATGCGCGCTCCGGTGAAGCCGGAAGGCGTCACTTTCGGGGCGTCGCAGAGTTATCAGGGTCTGGCGATGCGGTGGATTCGCGATTATGACTTCCGCAACGTTCAGGACCGGTCCCTTGTGGACACTTACGTTGGTACGAATACGGTGTCTGACCCGCCCGTTCCGTACGTGGCGCCCGGCACGCCGGTATTCAAGCGCGCCGTCAAGATGACCCTCCCCGACCCGACTCCGTAAGGGGAGAACAATGCTGCCTGCGCTCGTCACCGTGCCTCTCTTGGAAGCGCGTCTTGGGCTCGACCCGGATTCGCTTGTTGATGGCGAATATGCGCGGGCGCAGGCAGCGTTGGACGACGCCTCCGCGCTTGTTCGGCTGGAGGCCCGTCAAACCTGGTACGACACGGTCACCGACACCGTATTGGCCCCCGACGTCATCGTTCGTGTAGTTCTCGCCGTAGCCCAGCGGGTGTTCACCAACCCGGACTCCACCGTCCAGGAAACGGTTGGTCCGTTCTCTCGCCGGCTGAGCGAGGTCGGCCTAGGTCCGTACCTCACCGAGGCGGAACTGGCGCTCGTGCGACGTTTCCGGCCCAGCGACACCGGTCTGTGGACGTTGCGGACCCAGCGCGACGAAGTGTCGCTCGGCACGATCTTCTACGAAGACAGTTTCGGCTGCGAGCTGTTCCCGCTCGCCTCTGAGGGGGACGGGGTGTGGCCGGCGTGATCGGCCGTTCCGTGCTCGTTCGCCGCTACACCATGGACCGCAAGGGAAACCGGGTCGAGGCGTCGCGCCACCAGGTGGCGCGGTGCGCGTTCGCCCCGGAGCCGTCGACGAGCATGCGCGCGACCGAAGAGGACACCGATCGGTCCAACCGGGTGATCGCCGACGCCGAGCTGTACACGCCGTTCACCGCGGACATCCGCTCCGCCGATGAGGTCGAGCTGTGGGACGGCTCCCGATGGGAGGTGGCCGGTTCACCCCAACCGTGGCAGTCACCTTTCGCCGGCCTGTGGGGCGCTGGCCACATGGTTCCTCTCCGACGTATCACGGGGTGATCGCAATGGGTTACGTCTTCAAAAACTATCGGCCCAACAATTCCTCGTTCCAGAAGTTGATGCTCTCCGACGGTGTTCGCGATGTGGTGGAAAAGGAAGCCCACCGCATGGCGGCCTATCTGGCGGGCATCGCGCCGAAAGATTCGGGGCAGTACGCCACGAGTTTCAAGGTGACGACGGGCGTCGACGCGCACCCTCGGCCGCCGGAAAGCGGGCCGCGCGCGGCGGCGTTCCTCATCAACGATGCCCCGCACGCCAAGTTCTTGGAGTACGGGTCGCGCACGGTGAAGGATCCGCCGCGGCTGCTCACTCGGCTCGCCGCGCAAATGAGCCATCCGTCGAAGAAGAAGCGGGGTCGGTAGCGGTGGAGCTGCTCGACTCCTATCCGGACCTCGAAGACGTGATGCTTGACCTGTTGGACCCCGTTGGGCCTACCGCATTGGTGACGCCGGTGGATCTGGTGCCGCCGTTGATTGTGGTGCGCCGGGTCGGGGGTTTCGACAACGGGATCACGGACTTCGGGATGGTGACCGTCCAAACGTACGGCGCGACCCATGAGGTGGCACGCGCTCTTGCCGAGGCGTGCCGGCAGCGGGTGATTGCGGCGCCGGCCACGCAGGTGGCGGGCGTGAGTATCGACGATTCGAATACGAACAATGCGCCTGTGTACGCCGATTATGGCTCGCGGGACATTCACCACTATATCGCGACGTACAGCATCGAGTTTCGCCGCTACCGCTAAACGCCGCTCCAGTGCCCCCGGCTTGTGGGGCTTTCTCCCAATGCCCAACGGAAAGGGGCCTTTGGTATGTCCATTGCTTCTGTGGCCGCGCGCCAATCGAAGCTGATTCGAAAAGCACAGGATGCGGTCGTTTTCGCCGCTCCATTTAGTGCCGGCGCGATTGCGACCTTGACGACCGGCGCCGGGGCGGATCTCACCGCCCTGCCGACCGGTTATGTCAGCTTGGGTCACCACACCGAGGATGACGGCGTTAACTGGACCAGAGAGGTTGACACGGCGGACGTGCGGTCGCACGGTTCGTCGGAGCCGACTCGACGGGATATCACGTCTGACGTGACCGGCCTTGTCGTTTTGGCGCAGGAATCCAAGCTGCTGACCATGGAGATGTATCACAACGTCGACCTTTCGACGGTGACACCGACCGCGGTCACGAACGAGGTTGCATTCTCTCGCACCTCCCAGCCCGCTACCCGCTACTACCGGTTGTTCGCTCTGGCGTCTGACGGTGGTGGCGCTGACACGATCTACTTCGGTCGTTTCTGCCCTCGCGCGAGCATCTCCGAGTACGCCGACCAGCCGTGGACTAAGGGCGACGAAGTTCGTTGGCCTTTGACTTTCACGGCATTCGTGGACGACGACCTGGGCTACTCCATGCGCGAGTTCTGGGGCGGCCCCGGTATTGCCGCGCTTCTCGAGGACATGGGTTTCGAGGAGTAATAGTTATTCGGGCGTGGCGCAGCAGCTAAAGGACTGTGCGGCGGTCTTGCTGCGCCACGCCCACCCTCCTTTTCTTGGAATATCCACCTACTGTGAAGGATGAACGATGACCGAGTTCCGTAAGGAGTTCGTGAGCCCCGAGGGTGTCATTTACGTGGCGCGCACCGCCGCGGAGGCCGTGGATTTGCAGTTCGGCCGCGGCTATAAGGAGAAGGGTGCCGCCAACCTGAAGAGGGCGAACAACGACAAGCCGGAGAAGGCCCCGCCGCCGCCGCCCAAGGATGCGGCGTGAAGGCCGTTAAGCGGCTGTCGTCCTGGGACACCTACGTCGAGGAAGCCACCAAGGGCGGCGACCGGTCGATCGAGTTCCCGATCACCGCCGACGAGTGCTACCAGATCACCTACCCGTCGCGTGCGCGTGGCAGGCAGATTGCGAAGGCGCAGGGCGAGGGGAACACAGACCGGCTGGTCCTGGCCCTCCTCGGTGACGAAGCCGGCCAACGTGTGCTGGAGCTGGCCGAGGAACGCCCGGCGTTTGTGCTCGACGAGCTGCTGCTTGACGTGATGCGGAAGTTCGGGATGATCCCGGAGGACGAGGCCGCCGACGACGCGGACACCGACACCGACGACACCGAGGGCCTCGACGAGCCGAGGCCGAGCGCCAGCAACGGCCACGTCAACGGTACGTCCGTGGCGCCGGGAAAACCGCGGGCCGCGACGAAGGTAGTGAAGCCGAGGACGACTACGGCTGGGACACGCAAGTCGTCGACCACTCGGAAGCGGTCCACGACCACGTCTCGGCGCTCCTCCGGCGCATAGAGCTGATTGACCGTTTCGGCGCGGAAATCGAGTTCGACTTGTTGGGGATGGGCTTGCAATTGCATGACTACATCACCGGTCGACGCCCGTGGGGGCAGCTCGAACGCATCCTCGAACGGTTGCCGGGTCATTCCTACTACAAAGCCGCATTGGACGACGACGACGAGTTCGCCGCGTTGCTGTCCAAATACGAACTGCCGGGCACCAAGAACTATCGGGTGCCGCTGGCCGGCTACAGCGACGTTGTGGCCCGGCTGGACAACTTGTACGACGTGATGAGCAATGTCGTCGAGGTTCTCATCGCGGTGAACAGCAAGAAGGGTAGATCGCGGCAGTCGCAACGCGCGCCGAGACCGGAAAACGCCCGGGATCGGCTTAAGCGTGCCGCGGCGGAAGAGAAGCTCACGGCGCTGGAAAACAAACTTCTAGGAGGGGGGTGACGGTATGAGCGCACCGATCGGCTATCAGGCGGGTACCGCGTGGTTGCAGGTGCTGGCCAGCTTCGACGGCACCCAAAAGCAGATCGCTGACTTCGCCAATGGGCAGGTCATGCGCGTTCATGTCGCCCCCCTCATAGACGTTAACCAATTCTCGAAGGAACTGGACGACGCGGCGCGGAAGGCGTCGCGTCCTGTCCAGTTGCCGGTGCATGTCGACCCGAAGCAGCTCACCGAGGGCGTCGATGACGCCGCGAGTAGGGCGAAGCCGAAGGTTGTCGTCAAGCCGGAGGTCAACCCGAAGGCGCTCGGCGAAGAGGTCGACAAGGCGACGTCGACGGCGAGGCCGAAGGTCGTTGTTAGGCCGGTAGTGAATCCGGCGGCGGCTAAGAAGGCGATGGCGGTCATTCCGAATACGCATGAGGTGACGGTTGTCGCCGATGCGGACCGGTTGGCGCTCACGATCCGCCAGATTCTTGCGCGGCGCGACTTGAACTTGCTGCAAATGGATCTGGATGTCGCGAAGATCCAGGAGCAGTTGGGGCTTCTGGAGAAGGTGAAGCTCCACAAGTCGGTCGACGTCGACGCCAACATTGCCGCGTACAAGGCGCAGATTAAGGCGCTGACCAAGGAACGCGACACCATCAGCATCAACCTCGACGTTGATGTGGAGAAGGCGCGGATCGCGCTCGCTGACCTTCAGAACACTCTCTCTTTCCGCGTGGTGCAGGCGGAACGGGGTTTGGAGAAGGCCGAGAAGGCGTTGGCGAAGCTTCGGCAGGAAGCGCGCGAGGCCGCCGCCGAGGGCATCGAGATGGACATCTCGGTGAAGAAGGACCAGCTCCAAAAGGAAATCAACTACTTCCGGGGTCGCATCCCGAAGCTGCCGATCGAGTTCGAGCCGAGGATCTCCGCGGCGACGGGTGTCCTCAAGGACCTGCTCGTCAAGAAGCAGCGGCAGGTTGTCGAGATCGACGCCGACATCGCCGGGGTCAAGGCGAAGCTCGCCGAACTCGAAGCGGTCCGCCCACACATCAATGTGGACGTCGACGCGGAAACCGCTGCGCTGCAAGCGAAGCTCCAACTTCTGGAGACCACCCGGCGGACCCTTGTCATCAAGGCGGACGCCGATGTGGACGCGGCGCGAGCGAAGCTCACCGGCCTCAAGTCGCAGGCCGACACGCTGGGCAGCCTGAACACGTCCATTGGTGTGGAAGCGGAGGACGCGTCCCGCGCCCTGGCCGTCATGGGCAGCTTGATCATCGCCGTGTCCACGTTGGGGTTCATCGCGCCGGCTGCTGCCGCCGCGTTCGCTCTCATCCCGGCCGCCGCCATCGCCGCTGGCACCGGCATCGCCGCCGCCGTCGCCGGCTTCAAGGGTGTGGGCACCGCGGTCAAGGCGTTGCAGACGGTCGAGGACGAGCAGATCACGAAGTCCTCCGCGAACTCGGAGAAGCGCGCTCAGGCCGCCGCGAAGGTGGCTAGCGCGAACCGGGCGTTGGAGCGGGCACAGTCCGACGCTGACCGCACCGCCACCCAGGGCGCCGCGCAGGTCAAGGCCGCCAGAGAGGGCGTTGCCGACGCTCAGGCGTCCGCTAACCGCCGCGTCGAGGACGCCGAACGCAGTCTGTCCCGGGCGCAGGCCGACGCGCAGACGGCGCAGGAGAACCTCAACCAGGCCCGCAAGGAGGCGAAGGAGCGACTCGAAGACCTCCGCATCTCGGTGGCCGGCGCGGCACTCGACGAAGAGGACGCCGTCCTCGGGGTCGAGCGGGCGCGGGCACGGCTCGCCGAGGCGCAGAAGAAAGCCAAGGACGAGTCCGCTGCGTTCGCGAAGTCCCCCAAGACCGCCAAGATGACGGTCAGCGGACTGGACCTCAAGGAGCTGTCCCTTAGCGTCCGCCAGGCCGAGCAGTCCCTTGCGGAGGTGCGCGAACGGTACAGCGACCTCAAGCAGGAAGCGACCGCGGCGAGCCGCGCCGGCATCGAAGGCAGCCGTGAGGTTGTCACCGCGCAGGGCGCCGTCAACGAGGCGAACACCCGTGTCCTCGACCAGGAACGCAACCTGCGTGAGGCGCGCACCGACGGTGCCCGCCAGGTCGCCCAAGCCCAACAGCAGGTAGCGCAGGCCCAGCAGCAGGCCGCCTATGCCGCGGAGTCGGCGGCCGATCGGGTCACCGACGCTCAGATGCGGCTCAAGGAGGCTTCCGCCGAAGCGGGTAAGGAGTCGGCGGGGTCGCTTGACAAGCTGTCGTTGGCGATGTCGAAGCTGTCGCCGGCCGGCCAAAAGTTCGCCACGTTCCTCCAGAGTGGACTCAAGCCCAGCTTGCAGGACATCGGTGTGGCGGCGGCCGACGAAATGCTGCCGAAGGTGCAGAACGCGCTGGAGACGATGATCGAGCTGGCGCCGCTGGCCCAGCGCGTCTTCGCCGACACCGGCAGCGTGGTCGGCAGCCTCGCCGAAGACTTTGCGAACATGCTCACCACCGAGGAGTGGCAGCACGACCTCGAAACCATGGGTGACAGCAGTAACCGCGTGTTGCTGTCCATGGGGGACGCCGGACTCGGCCTTGCCGACACGTTCCGCCACCTGTCGGTCGCGAGTGGACCGTTTGTCGAGGACCTGGCGCAAAGCATCGCGGTTGGTGCGGAGAACCTCGCCACCTGGGCCGAGATGAAACGCGAATCCGGCGAGTTGTCGGTGTGGTTCGTCGAGATGAGCACCCGGATCCGCGAGGTGTTCACCGACTTCAAGGATCTCGGCTCCGGTATCTGGAGCGTCATCGAGGCTATCGCCCCGCTGGGCCGCATTTTCCTCGACGTGTTCGCCGCGTTCGCCAAGTTCGTGGGTTCACTCGCCGAGGCGAACCCGACACTGTTCACGATCATCGCCGCCGCTGCCCTGCTGTTCTCCGGGTTCGTCTCCCTGTTCCGCATGGTCGGCGGTCTCCGCAAGGCCGTCCACGACTCGGTGGGCGTCTTCACCCAGATGAAGACGAGCCTGTTCGGGGTGAAGGGCGCGGCCGGCGACGCCGCGAAGGCCGGTGACGCGCTGGCCACCTCGACTGGTAAGGCGAGCGCTGCGACCGAACAGCAAATTGGCGTGGTCGGGCGGGCGCGCGAGAAGTTCCGCGACTTCCGCACGTCCATTAAGGACGCCTACACCGCGGGCGCGGACAGCGCCGGCCGGTGGGCGGCAACAACGACGGGCGCCGCCCATCAGGCGACGGGCGCGCTCCACTCCGTCATCCCGGCCAGCTCCGGCGCGACCGGTGCCCTGCAACGGCTTCAGTTGTCCGCACAGACGACGTTCGTGGGCATTGCCCGCGGAGCCGGCGGGGCGGCGTCCGCGATCGGCCGCGGCCTCGGTGGGGCTGTGAGCGGCATTGTGGGGGCACTCGGCGGGCTCGGTGGGGTCGCGCTGACTGCCGCGGTTGTCGGTCTCGGGTTCCTGGCGCAGGCTCAGGCGGAGGCCGCCCAGAAGGCCGCCGAGCACGAGGCGAAGCTGGAGGGTCTTGAGACCGCGCTGGTGAATTCCGGCGGCGCCATCAACGACGACGTCAAGCAGAAGATCGTCGATAACCTCGTGACGTCCAGCTTGATCGACAACACCGAGAACTTGGGGCTGTCCACCGAGGATCTCATCAAGAACATCGCGGAGGGCGCCGGCCCGACCGGCGATTTCGCGAAGTCCCTTGAGGGCGTCGCGGACGAGATGCTCGACAACAACGAGGTCACCGAGGAAGGCGCGGCACACCTCAAGCGTCTCGTGAGGGCGCTGGTGTCCGGCGACGCGTCCGTTAAGGACAACGCTGGGAACGTCAAGGCTCTCGGTGCTGAGTACCGCCAGCTCACTGGCGCCTCGGACGAAGCGACCGGCGTGTTCGAGGACCAGGTTTTGCAGCTCCTCGACCTGGCGGCCGGCTACCACAGCACCGGCAAGGATCTGGAGGGGACAGCCGAAGAGGCCCGGCTGACGAACCTCGCCATGGAAGCGGCGGGGCTCGGGACCGGCGAGTTCGCCGACGAGCTGGGCAATGTGGGCGACGAGGCGAGCGGGTCGCAGACACCGGTTCAGGACATGCAGACGGCGATCGCCGACCTTGGCGACGACGCCAAG